TGCGAAAGAGCCGACACACTCACTACCGTTCCAGCTGTCGCTGGATGCCTGGTTTAAGGGCAAATTACGGCGGTGGGGGATTGACTTGCGTTACCAGACGAAGAACCAGGAACTAGCTCGCTTAGGATCCATTGACGGATCTTTCGCGACCATAGACCTGGAAATGGCGAGTGACTCGCTCAGCTTTAGTGCTGTTGAGTTGCTTTTGCCTCCAAAGTGGGTCGAGCTTCTATGCTCCTTCCGCTCGTCTTCGTACAAGGCTCCTTGGGGAACTGGCACTTATGCCAAATTCTCCTCTATGGGTAATGGATTTACCTTCGCCCTGGAGACCTTGATCTTTGCAGCAGCCTGTAAAGCCGTCGGTTCCCGACGCTTTTCTGTCTACGGTGATGACATCGTCATCGAGACGGAATACGCATCCAGCGTTATTCGGCTGCTTAGCTTCCTGGGGTTCAAGGTGAACGGCGCAAAGTCGTTCGTTAACCCACAGAGTCGCTTTCGCGAATCCTGTGGGTGTGACTACTATAAGGGTCACTTCGTGACGCCTTTCTATCTCCGCGAATTACCGAAAGAATCGGATAAAGCGGGGATGTCACATGCCTTGAACGGCCTGATTGGTGCAGCAATGGTTCCCGGCCCGCTGATGAAGTGGGCCGCCCAAGAAGTGCACCGGTTGGGTCTCCACCTGGTTCCTTGGAATCAGGACTCGCGTTCGGGCGTTTTCATAACGCCTAATTTCGCGTGGGAGACCGGGAGGTTGAAAGTAGATAAGCGCCCCAAGCTCTCTTTCGGGAGAGCAAGGCGGTTGCCCGTCCATGAGGCAACTGATAACTCCTCTGGTATCGGGGTTAATCCCAATTATGGGTTCCCGGTATTCAAGGGTTATGCGCCGACGCAGGACAGTCGCAAGACTGTTGGTTGGAGATCGCTACTCCTCTGGTTCATTGAAAAGAACTACGGGGATACGCGATTTGACCCGTTGACGCCGAACCGGCACTCAGCATTCCTGCTGGTTGCCACAGGTAAGGCGCCTTCAGATCTTCGGCAATCCACCGCAACGGTGAAGTCGGAGGTCATAGTGCGTACCCGGTATATACATAGTATACGCCGGTTCCGTC